TATCGACAAACTTCAACAAGCTGCCACTAATAAATCAGTTACGTATCCCCCGTACAACATTACAAAGGAGAGTGACACGACTTATGTGGTCGAACTTGCAGTCGCTGGTTTTTCTGAAGAAGATATTAATGTAGAAGTTACAGATTCTGTCTTGACCGTATCGGGTAATATCGATTCTGTTGATAAGAATGAGTATATTCATAAGGGTATTGCCGCTAGAGCATTTGAGCGCACATTCACTCTTGCAGATACAGTGATAGTTAAAGACGCAACACTTAAAAATGGCATGTTGCGGATTATGCTAGAGAATGTTATTCCAGAAGAAAAGAAGCCGCAGAAGATTGCGATCAACACTTTCTCTGATTCCAAAAAAGTATTACTCTCTGAGTGATAGCCGCAGTGTGGGGTTACCACACAATAAGGAGTACATACGCATGAAGAGATTAATCTCTCTGATGAATAAGTGTGACGGTCAGTTCTGTGAGGCAGTATCGCATTTGGCGATATATGCATTAGGAACTTCCGTGGTCGTTTATTCGGTAAAACAGTTGATGATGATTTAGTGTCGTAGAGGGCTCTAGGGCCCTCTTTTTACTTGACAATAGCACGTTTCTGTGTTATACTGTACGTTGATTTAAAGTGATAGAAATAGGATATAATATGCAAGATATTGTGAGTTTAGACACGCTATACAAACGAGATACGAAGGGCAAAATTCGAGTTCTGACGATTCAGGTTGGTTCTGTAGAAGACGGTGTTTATGGCACTCGATCTGTTGCAGGAACACAGGATGGCAAGTTAGTAACATCTGAGTGGAATATCAGTAAGCCAAAGAATCTCGGAAAAAAGAATGGTACGACATCGAAGACTCAGGCTGAGAGTGAAGCTAAAGCATCATGGGATAAAAAGCTTGAGAAAGAGTATTTTCTGAATATAGAGGACGTTGATTCATACAAGCGTTTTAAGCCCATGTTAGCGGCAGACTATACTCATAAACCACAGTCAGAAGGATATAGTCAGCCAAAGCTAGACGGCATTCGCTGTATAGCTGATAAGACTGGTCTATGGACTCGTGGAGCTAAGCCAATCAATAGTTGTCCACATATATGGAATGCGTTGCAGCCATACTTTATTTCTAATCCCGATATTATTTTGGATGGAGAATTGTATAACCATGAGTTGAAGGAAGACTTCAACAAGATTACTAGCCTTGTTCGTAAGACTAAATCCACTTCAGACAATTTTCTTGAAGCTGAGGCTATTGTACAGTATCATATCTATGACATGTCTGATGAAAAAAATCTTCCTTTTATAGAACGTAGCGAACTTCTTTCCACCGTAGTTAGCGAGTCTGATGCGATTAAACTCGTTCCCACAGAATACTGCGAAGATCAAGAAGCCCTCGACTTAATGTACTCTACGTATATGACCGATGGATACGAGGGGCAGATGGTACGTAATAATATTCCATACGAGAACAAGCGCAGCAAAGGGCTGTTAAAGCGTAAGGAGTTTATAACTGAAGAGTTTTCAGTATCTGCCATGCTAGAGGGTCAAGGTAATTGGGCTGGACACACTAAAAGATTTGCTCTTATTATGCCCAATGGAGAAACGTGCGGTTCTGGAGTGAGAGGCAAACAAGAAAAGCTTAAGTCGCTTTGGGAATCAGGTAATACACCAACATGGGCCACGCTGAGATACTTCGGTCTAACACCAGATGGTGTTCCTAGATTTCCAGTTGTTATCGATTATGGCTATGGTGAGCGATCTGATTAATTCTACTTGACACCAGATCGAATATAGTATATACTAGTGCCCAGCACATAAAATATGGAGTTATAATTTGAGTTTTTACACCTGTGTAAACAGATACGGTAACAAGATTCTCTATAGAGGATATGATGACGAAGGAAAACCCTTTCTTAAAAGAGTTCCATTTAAACCCACGATGTATCTTCCCTCTAGTAGACCTGGTGATGGCTGGTCAGCTTTAGACGGTACACCAGTGGAGTCTATAGAGTTAGATTCCATGTCAGAAGCCCGCGACTTTAGTAAAAAGTATGACGGCGTGGAAAATTTTAAAATATACGGCAATAATAATTATGTTGCTCAGTTCATAGCCGATAAATATCCCGACACCGTTCCATATGATCTGAAGCGTATTGATATTGGATATATTGATATTGAGGTGGCATCAGATGATGGCTTTCCAGAGCCTGGTGAAGCAAAGCAACCGGTAATTGCCATAGCATACAAAAGTAGCCGAGAGAATGTGTATCACGTATGGGGTCTTGGTAAATGGACGATAGATAAGTGTGAACTTGATCTAGACGAAGCTTTAGTGCAGTACCGACTATGCGAGAATGAAGAGGACCTGATACTGAAGTTCTTAACGTACTGGTCACACAATTGTCCAGATGTCATCACTGGTTGGAATATTCGACTCTTCGATATACCTTATCTAGTGAATAGGACTACGCGCATTCTAGGCGAGAAAGTCTCTAAAGAGTACTCTCCGTTTGGTGTGACAAAGTTTCGTCAGATCGGCATCAAAGGTAAAGAGATGGATGCCTATGAGCTATACGGACTACAGCAGGTCGACTACTATGACTTGTTTCAGAAGTTCGGTTTCACCTATGGTAATCAAGCCTCCTATGCTTTAGATCATATTGCTTATGTTGTTCTAGGTGAGAAAAAGCTGTCTTATAGTGAATACGGATCACTTCACGGACTTTATAAACACAATCACCAAAAGTTTATCACGTACAATATTCGCGATGTACAACTTGTAGAAAAGATTGATAAACAAACCAGTCTTATGGATTTAGCACTAATCATGGCATACAAAGGTGGAGTTAACTATAACGATACCTTTGGTACTACAAGTATATGGGATTCAATAATATATCGCTATTTGAATGCTCGTAAAATTGCTATACCTCCATCTGGTTTTAAGCCCAAGGAGCCTTATGCCGGTGGTTATGTTAAAGAGCCAAAAGTCGGAATGACTGAGTGGGTGACATCGTTCGATTTAAACTCTCTATATCCTAATCTTATTGTTCAATATAACATGTCTCCAGAGACGCTGCTCGATGGCGAAGGTGACTTCACTGCTTGTGGTGTGGATCACTATCTTGACAATCCCATTAGCGATGATATTCGAAAACTCGATGTGTCTGTAGCAGTCAATGGCTCTATGTACAGTAAAGAGAAGAGAGGCGTACTACCCTCTATTATCATCGACATGTACAATGAGCGCCGTGATGTCAAAGCCGAGATGCTTTCACTGAAAAAGTCTTATGAGAAGAATAAATCTCCAGAAATGCTGCGAGAGATTAATCGACTTGAGAACATTCAACAGTCTATTAAGATTGCCCTCAACTCTGTTTATGGCGCACTCGGTAATCAGTACTTCAGATATTTCGACATGCGTCTCGCTGAAGGTATCACTCTATCAGGTCAGATGGCTATCAAGTGGGCCGAGAGAGCCATGAACAAAGCGTTGAACGGTATTCTCAAATCTGGTGAAGAAGACTATGTTATTGCTATGGACACAGACTCTCTGTATGTCAACATGGCGCCTTTGGTGAGCGCGGTCAATCCTAAAGACCCAATAAAGTTTATCGATGAGGCATGTGAGAAAAAGCTGATACCAATTCTACAGAAGTCTTATGCTGATATGTTCAATCAAATGAATGGGTTTGAAAATAGAATGGTAATGGCACGTGAAGCTATTGCAGATAGGGGAATATGGACTGCTAAAAAACGCTATATACTAAACGTTTATAATAACGAAGGCGTACAATACGCGACACCTAAACTTAAGGTAATGGGTATTGAAGCAGTCAAATCCTCTACACCGCAGATTGTGCGCGATAAGTTTAAGAAGGCTTATAGTATCATGTTGAATTCCACAGAGCAAGAGTTACAGACCTTTGTTGCAGACTTCTACGAAGAGTTTAAGTCTCTGCCGCCAGAAGACGTATCCTTTCCTCGCGGAGTAAGTGACATCAATAAGTGGGCTGATAAGCACACTGTCTACAAGAAGGGTACTCCGATACACGTCAGAGGCGCATTAATCTTCAATAAGCTTATGAAAGAAAATAATCTATCTATGGAAGAGATCAAGAATGGCAGTAAGGTAAAGTTCTGCTATATGAAGATGCCTAACCCCACGATGGAAAACATTATATCTTTCCCACAATTCTTGCCCAAAGAGTTTGGTCTAGAAGAGCATATAGATTATGACTTACAGTTTAATAAGACATTCAAAGAACCACTTAAGTTAGTTTCTGATGCAATTTCTTGGGAGCTACAACACATCAATACACTAGAAGGATTTTTCTCATGACAGATTTCGATTTTAATGATTTTGGATTCACGGCAATCCACGAGGACCAGTTAGAAGCGGTTCAAGAAAGTAAAGCCGAGGTCAACAGCATGACTAACGCGGCTACTGATACACAATCTAAGCTAGACAATCTACATAGCGCGATAAGCACACTGTTGATGAACTTGAAAAACGATCCAGAGAAGCCGTATATCTACTGGCCTAATCGCACGTCAAAGATCGAAGATTTTGAGAGAAGGTTGAAGTCTATTTACGATGGTACTTGACATCCTTGATGCAACGTGTTATAATAGCCCCAACAAGAAAACTATAGAGGATTATTTATGTCATCATTGATGGAAAAGTTGGAAAGAAATAGTACGATCAAGCTAACCTCCCGTATACAAGACTCTAAGGTATTTGGTAAAAAGGATATGTCCCCGACATCAGTGCCTATGGTTAATGTTGCACTCTCTGGAAGAGTTGACGGTGGAATTACTCCAGGTCTAATGGTATTAGCTGGACCCTCCAAACACTTCAAATCTGCATTCGCGCTACTTATGGCAGCAGCACATCAGAAGAAACATAAAGATGGTGTTATCTTGTTTTACGATAGTGAGTTCGGTACTCCACCAGAGTACTTCAAGTCTTTTGGTATTGATATGGATAGAGTTGTGCATACTCCGATCACAGATGTCGAGCAACTGAAATTTGATATCACTAAGCAGTTGGATGATCTAACAGTAAAGGATAACGTTTGTATTGTCATCGACTCTGTGGGCAATCTAGCATCTAAGAAAGAGGTAGATGATGCTATGGATGGTAAGTCTGTTGCTGATATGACACGAGCAAAGCAATTGAAATCTCTTTTTCGTATTGTTACGCCACATTTGAATCTTAAAGACATTCCGATGATTTGTATAAACCACACATACAAAGAGATCGGCTTATATCCTAAAGACATAGTTTCTGGTGGCACAGGCATCTATTATTCCGCAAATGCGATCTGGATCGTAGGTCGTCAACAAGAGAAAGAAGGTACAGAGGTTAAGGGCTATAACTTTGTCATCAA